CTCAACAAATAAACAACCTATGATGTTGGATAGACCAGCATCTACCAGCACTCTTGTAAGAACACAGACAGGACAATTATTCTCCACTAGTTTATTACCAACATCAATTGGTAACGTAACTAAAGTATTCGATGTTGATCAGGCATTAACAGATACTCAGATCAGTGGTGCATATATTGATGAGATATTTATCAGATATACAAAAGATGTTAATAGAGTTATTGATTCTGTAACAGCATCTGCAGCTACATATACAAGAGCTGCAGCAGTTTTGACTGTCACTTTAACTAATCATAATCTTAAAGTAGGACAGAAATTATTTTTTGATGTACAGAGTGGTGGAGCACCAACTGAGGAAGTGACAGTAACAGCTGTAACTGGTGCTAATACTTTCACTGCAAACTCTTCTGCTTCTGGAACTATAACTAGCAGCAATGTAAATATTCAAAAGCCAGTTGATTTTGTATTCTATTTAACTAACGTAACTACAGTAACAGGAACTTCACAGTTCTTACCTTTGTTTACTGCTAGTGTTGAATCTGTTCCTGCAGATCAAAGTTTTAGTTTAACTGAGAAATTAATACTTCCATTGATAAATTCACCTGTAGCTCATGCAGGAAGTAACTTTACTAGTGCTAACAGCACACTTGCTCCTAAATTAAGAGGATTGATGTTACCTCGTGGATCAGGTTTACATGTAGGTATCAGCGGTACAGGATCTCTTACTAATGGATTCTATGTAAATGTACAAGGTGGATATTATTAAATGGAAAATAGATACAGAGAGATAGCATCATCTAATCAAGGTTTTCCAATTGTTAATCAATTCTTAGATGAGACAGGTGTTAAGGATAATGCGATAAATTTTGCGAAGAATTTTGTAAAGAATAGATTTAATAAGAATGAAAATAATGAAGATGAGATAGAGAATAATGTAAATGAAAATATTAACACTGTAACGAAGACTCAAAATCTTTTAAACAGAATTAATCAGGCAGGATTGACAGCAGATTTTTCAGGTGTAGGATTTGAAAAAACATTTGGTAATAAAAATCAAGGAATAAATACTACTGTTTTTGGTAGACAGAATTTTGGAGGACCTACACAGTATGGTGCCAGAGTAGGTTTTAATTATAAATTTTAAATAGATGCCAAGAAGAAGATCTGGTTTTGGTACTTCTTTTGATAATTCTTTTAAAGGTTTCTCTGATGCTGTATTAAAAAAAGAAAAATCGAATCAAGGAGATTATACCGATATACCTTACCAGTTCGTTCCTCTGGGTCGTCAGGATGATTATAGTGAAGTTAGATTTTATGATTTTGATAGTACTTGGTGTAGATGGAGAAGAGGATATGAACTCTATGTCATAACTCAACAGTATTTAGGATCATCTGCTACAGGCAGAAATACAAGAGGGGATTTTAGAATGTTCTTTACATTCCAATTCTTTCCAGGTCTTTTTGTACCTGTAAGAATATTTACTTTCCCCAGTGCTGGCAATGAAGAAGGAGAGCATACAGTTGGTATACGTGATGCTAATAGTCTTAACCTTTATGATCTTGGTTTACCTATTGATTCTGTTAGATACGTCACTGCAGCAAAAGCAGGAACATATGACAAGAATGGGACTACTGTTATTGTCACCTTGGTTGGACATGGATTACGTGTAGGAGAAAGTGCCTTTCTTGATTACACATCAGGAACTGCAGTTGATGAGACATTAACTATAATTTCTACAACTGAAGATACTTTCACATGTACGAGTGCAGCTTCAGTAACAACAGCTGGGACTGTGAATGTCAGACAGGAATTTGCAGATACAGCAGAGGGATTTGCTGATACTAGATGGACAGAGCAGAGAGTAAAGATAAGAAGTATGCCAACACCAGTTACTTTATTAGCTGGAGAGAGGCTTGTTGATCGTGTAATAGAAAGAGATCCAGGGGTTGGTGGAACATACTCCCAATCAGGTAATACGATAACTGTCACTTGTGGATCAGCTCATGGATTATCTACGGATAATCAAGTATTTCTGCAGATATCAACAGGCACTGCACGAATAGGATTATATAAAGTCATAGTTACAAGCACTACACAATTTACAGTAGAGTCAATTGCAAGTGTGACAACCAGTGGAAATGTGAATGTAATTAGAAGAATAAAAGGATTTGATTTTAATAATTATGTAGGCAATACAGTCACTGGAGTTGATCTAGCTACTGAAGAGATATTATTTAAACGTGATGAGAGTTATGGTGTTCAGTTTGCTGATAATAGAGCAAAGACAGTAGTTCCTGCACCTAGAGGTTTTCTCGCATCACAAAATAGGTTTCTTACTACAGAAGTTAGATATCAATGTAACTGCCCAGACTTTATGCGTCGCAGGAAATTTAACTTATATAAAGATAACACTGATGCAAGATTTCCTAACACAGGTATTGAAAGTGTTATTCCAGGTACAAGACAGGATAGAGAAGGAAACATCATTAATACCAGAGATAACATTGGAGTACATAATGATTTTGGATATGCTCCGACATCTAACTTCTATCAAATACCTGAATACAATGATGATTTAGAAGCATCTCTTCCAGGTCTTTTATATTATCAGACACGTTGGTGTAAACATATTTATGCTGCATTATGGTCTATGAAACATGATGAAGGTAATGATAGATTCTCTTTTGAAGGAAGATACCAACAGAGTGGACCTAATGTAACAATAACCATTACCAATCATGGCCTACTTGCTAATAAAAGAGTAGCTATCGATTTTACAAGTGGTGATCTATTAGATGGTCAATATATAGTGAACTCTGTTCCAGATGAAAATACGATTGTAATTGTATATCCTTTCTCTGGTACTACACAGGGTGACTGTACTGTAAGTAATTTAAAGATACATGAATATGTAAATACCTGGCTGCTTGAACCTAATGATCAACCAGCTGGTAATGCTTTAGATAAATTTTATAAGAACTTTGAAAAAGAACAAGAGAGAACTAGAAAAGCTGCTGAACGTATGGCACTTTTAGGTTATGGATTACCTTGGACAGGAAATAAAGATATCGAGTTTGGACAAAGAAATGCACCTGAAGAAGTAGCTCAGTTTGATCCTACTCTTGTGACTATGAAACTTACAGACACCATCCGACGTGATAATGGTGAACTAAGTCGTGATGGTCAGATATTAAACAATGCAGCTACTACATTAATGTCCATGCAAAAAGTTCTTAATTTAGATTTTGATTTAATAGAAGATGTACGTATAGGATTAGTCAATCAACCACTTACTGACTTTACACCAGACTTTCAATTTGGAGAAGTAGAAGGAGGTACATATCTAAATGGAGAGAGAATAACAGGTGCAGGTATAAGTTCTATGGATTGCTCAACTTATAATCCAGGTGTGGAGCAAACCATAAATGTAGATGCAGGACTCTATATAAATTAAGTATGACTATACAAATTCAAACTAGAAGATCAAGTCTATTGAATGATAGACCAGTACCGACTCGAATAGCAGCTGGTGAACTTTGTGTGAATATAAATTCTGGAGACCCTGGACTATTCTTTGCTGATAATGTTGCCTCTCCTAGTACAGGTTTAATTAAAGTAGGACCAATACATGTAGGCTCTACTCAACCTAATAATGTACCCACTGGGTTTAATAGCTTCTCAAAAGGTGAATCATGGCTTGATACGTCGAGTACAGAACTATTCAGAGTTCATGATGGAACTGATTGGCAATATTCAAAAGCAATAGCTTCTATAACCAATACAGGTTTCCCCTCTAACCCCGTGAATGGTCAACTACATTTTATAGAGTCAACAACCACTCTGCATATTTATAGAACTAGCATCGGTGGATGGACTGCGATAAATTAAAAGAAGAATGTAATTGTGAACATTGCATGAACATAAAAGAACAAATTAAACAAGCAGGAAAACAATGGGATGAAAAAAATAAATCAAAAAGAGACACCTGGTTTAAAGGAAGTAGAGATAGAGGACTGCGATAAAAAGCTAATCAAACTTAATCTCAAAGCAGAGAAATGTAAGACACGTAAGAAAGCTATAAAAATATTATCTAAACTTACTTAGAGTTCTGTTTAATCATTAATTCAAGGATTCTGTCCAGTTTCTGATGGACTATATCCATCTCACGGATAAAATCCTGTTTCAGCACATAACCACGTACCATGTCATCCTCCACACGATTGATTTCATCTTGCAACTTATTAAATCTTCTTTGAATTTTATCATTGAATCCATTTAAAGATTTTATAACACCAGTGAAAGCTGCTAATCCACTGGTCACAGCAATGGCAATAACTTCTGGGTCCATTAAATCTTTTGTCTTTCTTTACTTCTATTCTAAAGGATTTAACAACTTAGAATAGTCTCATACAAAACTTAAGATTATATGGCACAAGGAGAACCAAATATAGAAGGTGCGATAAAAATCCTTGTAGATCTATTAACTGCTAATAATTTTACAATGACTCGCTCCCCTTATGAGAATAATATGCGAGGTTTAGTTGATGCATTAATAGATTTTAAGGAAGGATTTCCATCTTTTGCTCCCTTACAAGTAGGATTTAATGCTACTGCATTTCAAGATGTTACTGATGGAGATGCATTATTTATGCGTACTTCAGATGGTCAGGTAGGTAAGGCCAGTGCAGCTGATGGAACTATAGAGAATGCTACGGTTGTAGGTTTTGCTAATTCAACTGTCAGTGCTAATAGTACAGTGAAAGTCATAGTTACAGGACTTAAAACACTCGGCTCTCTAAATGCAGGTGATTTATTTTTCTTATCAGATTCAACTGCAGGAGCTATCAGTACTTCAGCTCCTTCCGGTGCAGGTAAAGCAATCACTCGTGTAGGAGAAGCATCAACTGCAACTGATCTTGCTATTCATATTGAACCTCCAGTGCTTTTAAGATAATGACTAGTGTAAAAGATTTAGAACCATATGCAGGTAATGCTGAAGGATTAACCGCTGTATTAGCAGATATTTCTTCAACAATGCCTAATCCTATTGTTTTTAAAGTAGTTGGCTATGTAGTGAATGCTTTTGAAAATGTTACTCAAGGTGATGTAGTATTCGCCAGAGCCTCTGATGGTCAAGTAGGAAGAGCTATCGCTAATGACACTTTAGATAAAGCAATAGTAGCTGGAATTGCGGAAACTACAGTTACCGCAGGTAATCAAGTTCGTATAATAGTGACTGGACAAGTTGCGGTATCAACAACAATAGATCCAGGTGATTTATATTTTTTATCTGCATCATCTGCAGGTTCTCTTACTAAAACACCTCCAACAACAGCTGGTCACTATGTGACTTTGGTAGGAGAAGCAGGCACTAGTAATCAAATAGTTCTAAAAATAAAGCGTCCTATTCAGTTACGCTAAAATTGTTAAAGATAAAATAAAAGAATAACAAAAGTTTTTTATTAGATAAGGAACTAACAGTAGTAATTAAAAGATGGCAACTCGTAAGGCGATTACGCTGGTAAGTGGTTTATTTCAGGAAGTAAACACTCCTACGGATAAGCTTGATTTTGCTGGTAACACTACAGCTGATCTTGGAGAAAATACAAATTTATACTTTACAAATGCTAGATCTAGAGCAGCTGTTTCGGTAACTGATTCCGGAGGAGATGGAAGTCTTGCATATAATAACTCCACAGGAGTAATTACATATACAGGTCCATCACCTGCTGAGGCTAGAGCACATTTCAGTATAGCTAGTGGTTCTGGATTAACTTATAACTCTGGAACAGGAGAGTTTGGAACTAGTGCAATACCTAATGGGCAGTTAGCTAATTCTTCTGTAACTATCGGTGGTAATGCAATAGCACTTGGAGGTACAGCTACAACTATCTCTGGATTAACTTCTTTAGTATCTAACTCGCTTAGTTCATTTACTGAGGGTCAGACAAACAGCATAACTCTTGCAAGTGGAAATATTACATTTGAAGGCTCAACTGCTGATGCAAATGAAATAATATTGACAGCTGCAGATGCAACAGGTGGAGATAAGACTCTTACATTACCAAATGAAACAGGAACTATATTAACAAGTGCATCTTCAATTCCTAACAGTGGATTAGCTAATTCATCTTTAACAATAGGAGCTACCAGTATTGCACTAGGAGCAACAGCTTCAACTATTGCTGGGCTAACTTCTTTAGCGTCTACTACACTGATTTCAGGTGCAGCTGATGGTGCTAATTCTATAACACTTGCAAGTGGAAATATTACATTTGAAGGTTCTACAGCTGATGCAAATGAGATAATACTTACAGCAGCTGATGCTTCCGGCTCAGATAAAACAATAACTTTACCCAATGCAACAGGTACAGTTGCATTGTTAAACACACTAAGTGTTGCTTCGGGATCAGGCTTAACTTACAATTCGGGTACAGGAGAATTTAGTACTAATGCTATTCCCAACTCCAAACTTGCTAACAGTACTATTACTATTGGTTCTACTTCTACTGCCCTGGGCAATAGTAATACGACGTTTACTGGTTTATCTTCTATAACCTCTGCTGCTGTAGTAACTAATGATAACGGTTTTAGAGTTAGAGACAATTCAGATAATACAAAACAATTAGCTTTTGAATGCTCAGGAATATCTGGCAGCACAACCAGAACATTAACTGTTCCAGATGCAAATGGAACAATAGCAACTCAAGCTTATGTGCAAGCTCAGATTACTGCTGAAGATTTAGATGTACAGACAGATTCTGGAAACTTTGATGTTGATTTAGATTCAGAGCCTTTAATACTCACTGGTGGAACTGGAATAGATACAAGTGGATCAGGAACTACAGCTACTTTTGCAATAGATGCAACAGTTGCAACTCTTACTGGATCTCAAACATTAACAAATAAAACTATCGTTTTAGGAAACAATACGGTTTCTGGAGCATTAGCTAACGGTATAACAGCGACAACTCAATCTGCTAGTGATAACTCAACTAAGGTAGCAACGACAGCTTATGTAGATAATCAGATAGCAGCTAGTCCAGAGTTCGCAGATAATGTTTTTAGAGTGAAAGACAATTCAGATGCTTCTAAAAAATTAGCATTTGAATGTTCAGGAATTTCGGGTAGCACGACTCGAACTATGACCGTTCCGAATACAGATGGGACAATCAGCACAGAAAGTTTTGCTACTGCAATAGCAGTGGCTTTAGGATAGTATTATGGCAACTCAAGTACAATTTAGAAGAGGAACAACTGGACAACATTCTGGTTTTATAGGAGCAGTTGGTGAAGTTACTGTAGATACTGAAAAGAAAGTAGTTTGTATCCACGATGCAATTACAGCTGGTGGATTTCCTTTATTAAAAGAAGATGCTACTAATTGTAATCTGGCATTGGGATCATTATCCAGCTGTGCATTGAAATTTGCGAGTGATCCAGATACAGGAATAATGAGCACTGGACAGGATCAAATACAGCTGGTAACGGGAGGAGTTGCAAGGCTTACAATAGATTCATCAGGCACAGTTTCAATTCCGAATAACAGTAACCTGATTGTTTCAGGAAGTCTGACTGTTACAGGAGAACTCAACAGTGAATCACAACTCGCTCTCATACTAGCTTTAGGATAATATGGCAAACACCTTTAAGATTGATACTAAATCTTCAGTAAGTAATGCTGGAACAGGTAATTCAGCAACCAATGTTGTTACTGCTGGAGGCTCTGCAACTTTAGTTCTTTTAAGTTGTTTAGTTTCAAATAAAACAGCATCAAGTGCTCAGGTTGATGTTTTTTTAGTTACTAACAGTGGAGATGATGTATTTTTAATTAAAAATGCTCCAGTTCCTGCAGGATCATCATTAGAAATAATTAGTGGATCAAAAATAATTATGGAATCAAGTGATGTCCTGCGTATAAATTCAGGTACAGCTAGTGCTTTGGATGCTGCGGTAAGCTATTTAGAACAGACATAAAATGGCTTTAACACAGAATAGTGATCTCTCTAATTTACTTACTAAGTTTGAGATTCTTAAAGCTGAAGTTGCTTCTCTAGATGAGAAATTGAATGAACATAAAGTATTAGAACTAGAAGATGACAGTTGGGAGAATGTTAGAAAGAAAAGAAATTACTTATTAAAGTCTAGTGATTGGACCACGAATCCAGATGCAACTGTAGAACAATCTCAATGGGCTGCATATAGACAGATTCTTAGAGATTTACCTCAAACTTACAAAGATAAATCTCCTAATGAAGTTATTTGGCCGACACGACCATCAACGGCTGGACCTAATACTTAGTAATTCTAAAGATTACTGACCTTAAAATAATAGGAGAAAAAAGAATATTGTAGTTGATTATCTATGCCATATATAGGAAATGACATAAGAGCTAACGAAGATTACAAAATCATAGATGATATATCGAGTGGTTTTAATGGTAGTGCTACTTCGTTTGCCTTACAAGTTGGAGGATCGGCACCTGTTCCTTTTCCAAAATTTGAATCACAATTATTAATATCAGTAAATGGTGTCATACAGGAACCTGATCCTTCAGGCTCTGCTGGATTTAGATTATCTGGAACCAACATAGTATTTAGTTCTGCTCCTACTAATGGACATGCATTCTTTGGTGTTATTTATGCAGGTGCAGATTATGTAAATGCTGGTGGAACATTTCCGGATGGTAGTACCGCTGTCCCAAGCATTACGTTTACCACAGACACCGACACAGGAGTTTATAGAAAAGGATCTGGTAGTTTAGGTTTTGTTTCTAATACTACTGAGATTGCTAACTTTGACAGTAATGGACTAACTTTTTCATCGGGTAATTTAATTCTAGGTGATAGTAGTGGTACTAATGATGATCGTATTAAGTTAGGGGCAAGTGGAGATTTACAACTGTATCACGATTCAAATAATTCGCTGATAAATGCTTCTGGAACAGGGAACTTAATAGTACAAGGAGCTAGTGATATTATTCTTCGACCAGCAGACGGAGAAGTTGGTATTGATATAAATGCAAATTCCTCAGTAGATTTATATTTTGACAATAGTAAAAAATTAGAAACAACTAATTTAGGAACAAAAATCATAGGAGATCTATTCCTGGATAACCCAGACCATGCTGGTAGTGATGTGCAATTTGATTCATCGGCAAAAAAATTAAAGTTTGACGATAATGTAAAAGCTAATTTTGGATCAGGTGATGACCTATCTATATATCACACAGGATCAACAAATAGAATTGAAACATCTGGTCAGATTCAGATGATATGTAATAATCTTTCATTAGCCAATGCTGCTAATTCAGAAAGTTTAATACAAGCGTTTCAAGATGGAGCAGTTAATTTATTTTTCAATGGCAGTAAAAAATTTGAGACACTCACAGACGGAGTTAACGTAACAGGAACACTAAAAGTTAACGGATCTGCTTTTACAGGTGGTATTGCTAGTGTTGTTGCAGACACATCACCCCAGTTAGGAGGTAACTTAGCAAGTAATGGGAATAATATTCTCATGGCTGATAATGACGAGATAGTTGTTGGTAATTCTAATGATTTAATAATTAGACATATACCAGGTTCAAGGCATGAAATTCTTGGTGGTGCATCAGCTCAATTACAAGTTCGATGTGATGAAACGCTATTTTTAAGTGAAAATGGTAATGAAAATTTATTTAGAGCTGTAAAAGATGGGGGATTTAAGGCATATTATGACAATAGTTTGAAGCTTGAGACAGCTGCTAATGGAATTATTGTACAAGATGATGCTCCTTACATTGTTATAAAAGATAGTGATACTGCCTCTGGTAATGGTGCTATTGGATACATAGAAAATCAAACTAGTAATGGGACTGCTTTATGGAAGATTGGTAATACCGAAACCGATCAAAATACATTAATTATCAATCAAAGACAGAACGCTTCTACCAAATTTACTGGTGCAATATCAGGTGATACCTGGGAGATATTCGGAAACTCTGGTCATTTCGCTCCTTGTTCGAATAATACTTTTGATATTGGTACTAATTCTAGAAGAGTAAGAAACCTTTATACCAATGACCTTAACTTATCTAATGAAGGTTCTTCCAATGACGTTGATGGAACTTGGGGGAATTATACTATTCAAGAGGGAGCTGAGGATCTTTTCTTGATTAATAAACGTAATGGTAAAAAGTACAAATTTAACTTAACGGAGGTTTCATAATGGCTGTTTTTGGAGATAACCAATGTTGGAGTTGGGTTCATTTTAATCACTCAAATACAATACAATCTGATTACAACATATCAAGTGTTAGTCATATTGGAACAGGCTTCTATGCGATATTTATAGATAATGATGCACCAACAGGTAGTTATTGTATTCTTGGTAATGGCCAATGGGATAGTACTGCTCCCAATAATGTATCTAACTTCGGTTCTTACGGTAATGCACAACACAGTACAAGTAGATTTGACTGTGCAAATGTTAACCCAGGTTCGCAAGCTAAGTTCAATGGTAATACTGGAATGTTCGCAGCTATTTTTTCCGCTTTTTAATTATGGCTAATTCAGATAGATTAATTATTTATAGAAACCCAGATACAGGTTACTTGTGTACAATGTGTCCTTCAGATAATTGTAAATTAACTGTTGAACAAATAGCACAAAAAGATGTTCCTAAAGGTGTAAAATATCGTATTATAAATAGATCAGATCTTGATGCTGATTACGATTTTCGTGATGCTTGGGATGTTGATGATTCCGAATTTACAGATGGAGAAGGAACATGGGAATAGTAAAAGTAGATATGGCAAAAGCCAAAGAGATTCATAAAACACATATCAGAGCTGCTCGTACCCCAAAACTCGCAGAACTTGATATTGAATTTCAAAAAGCATTAGAAACTGGTGCTTCAACAACAGATATTGTTGCTAAAAAACAGGCATTAAGAGATGCTCCTGCCGACTCTGGAATTGCTGCTGCTAGTGATGTAGATGCTCTTAAAGCACAATGGAAAACTGATATCTTAGGCACTAGCCCATATTCATAATCACTGTACAATGAGGGTAAGAACTCATGAAAAATGTACAGACAAAGACCATCAAGATTTAATAAAGTCCTTATAGGTTCTATAGGAATATTATTTGGTGTATCACATATTGCATTAATCCTTGAAAAAGGTAATAAATTACCAATAATAAATCTTCCTGTAGGGCCTTATACCACTTATCAGGTAGATGCTTCTGAGTTTGGATATAAAATTTCTTATATGGCTAATGATCCTAAAGTTTTAAACAGTGTGAAAAGGAGTGAAATACCAAAAGGATTCTTTGGTAATAAGAAAGAAAAGATAGTAGTTAGTGAAGAATTTACAATGAATGGTGAGATAGTTAATTCAGATACTTTTAAAGAGGGTTATAAGCCAACAGATAAAGAGATAGCATGCTACAAGATAGAAGGAAGTGGAGAGTCTGCAGGGAGGCTTGTAGGGGCTTCTGTAGGGGTTAAGGCAGCTCCAGTTGTAAGTAATATACCTGTAATAGGATGGCTGGCTGCAGGATGGGTTGCAATGTTTGGTCAGGATAAAGGTGCAGAGATAGGTGGTCAGATAGCACAGGACTTTAATGACTGCTAGTGTCTGAGATACCAGTAATAGGAATAGGGCAGATAAATGTTACTCCGATTCCTGTTCATAATATCAATCTTTCGATACCTTTTACTCCACCTGTAACATTACAAATTGGGTCTCCAATAGTTGATGTTCCAGGTTGTGTTAAATTCAATCCTGCAAATAAAAATTCCATAGAACTTGTTAATCAAGATGAAAGAGGATCTCGTGTTATGTGTGATGGTTCCGTTCCTTGGTTTGAACCTATGGATTATCAACCGGAGAATCTTATATATGTGCAGGAAGAATCAGTTCCTGTTATTGCACCACCTCCAGAACCAAAGACAGAACAACCTGGTGTAGGTGAGATACCAAATACAGATATAGAAGAAGATGTACCCTGTCCCGGACCTACTGACCAGAGGGTAGGGGATATGAGAAATGCAGAATCCAGAGAAAAAGTTGTCTCACATTCTCTCAGTCCAGATGGTAAAACCTGTATAACAAACTACGAATTAACATCTCCTGTTGAGAAATATCTGCCTACAACATCACAGATAAGCACAACGGCTGCAATCGCAGTCGTGGCAACAGCTGCAGCAGCTTCAACACCCATATTATTAAGGTTAATAAAGCCCCTAATAAAGCAAGCTATTAAAAGAATTAAGGCTTTGTTAGGTAAAAAAGAAGTAGAAAGATTTAAAGGATTAAAAAGAAAGAAAAAACTTATTTCGGAATCGAATGCTGATGATTCGGAATAACACCGTGAGGATTCGTCACTACAATATCTGCACAGATTTTATATGAAGGACTCTGAGGATGGAATGACACTCCGAGTTTTTTCTGCTCGGCACAGTGCTTCAATCTTGAAATCTCGAAGTCTAATCTTTTGTTAGCAACTAACTGAGCATAGTATTGATTCTGTGTATCAGCAGCCTTTAGACAGCCTTCAGTGTGCCTTTTATCCAACGGGATGGATATTGTAGCTGAGATGCCCCATCCAATATTATGATTAGATTTTTGACCTGTTCTGGTAGGTTTGTAATAAAGAATAGATCCTGGATTATCTAACGCTCCATCATTGTTGATATCACTGTTGTCGAACACTGGGTCCATATAAATATCTTCATAAGGCTCTTTCCATGAATCACTCAGAGTTACAAAGGGAGTTATGTTCAAAGTAGATCCCTGACACTGAACTCCATTACCATAAGTATTAGTTATATAAGGACCCTGAAGAACCTGTATAGCCTGATTCGTAACGCTCCCTGATGAATTTGCTACTGGATTTGCAGTGGCCGACACACCTCCCACCTCATTGGCATAGACAGGAACACCAAGAATATTCAGTGCAATCAGTATAAACTTTACTGGCTGAACGTGGAAACTGTGTCTGTGACTGAGGTTACCTCGGTTGTCCTCTGGATTATGGTCTGAGATTTTAGTCCGGGTTGACTGAGTGTTGTTGTTAGTTGCCAAGGTTTGCTGGAATCTGTTATAGAGAAGTTCGGCATATTTGTAGCATCTAGGCTTGTCCACGTAGAATTAATTCCATTCACTGCTTGGGTTGTGCTCGTAGCAGGAGGCACCAAGCTATTACTATCTGTGCTTATATTATTACCTGTGACTGTATATTGCCAGCCTGTCTGATATTCAATCACATTTATCGTTTCCGTTACCGTAGAACTGGTCTCAGTGTGACTCGTAAGACTACCACTCTGAAAGTTTGGGACGACAGGAACGCCTTCTACAGGTACACTCAGTGAGCTTAATACGACCACAGGTATCACACTTCTCAGAATCTTCATTTTCTTTAACAGCAAAAGCATGATCTTTTAGTTTCATTTGATAGTGATCTCACTGGTGAATTGGCCAATCGCACTGGTACCACTGCCTCCTCCTGTTATCGTAATCGCTCCAGCTGTTGTGATTGTACCGGCAAGGTCGCCTGCTGATCCTGATGCTGTAGATGTCTGACTACTGAAGTTACCTACTGCTCCGACTGTAGGGGCACTTGTAGGAACTGCATCTCCTTGCAAAAATGATTGAGAGAATGTATAGCTGTTGCCTGCAGTTTTTTGTGTGACCTCCAATGCAGGTATCGCACCAACTCCTGATGATATTGTTAATGATCCAAGGCCGTCAGAAACTGCACTGCCACCAGTTGGTGTGTAAGTTGTATCGACACCAGATCCACTTACTGAATAGGTTGTTCCTATCCGTTCAACCTGTGTCGCTGCAGCGTTTACCTGGAGCTGTATACTGCTAGATAATTTTGAAGTAATATCGGCTCTGACTGGGGCTGCAAACAACAGAAGAAAAGGTAGTATCTTCCACATGATGTTTATGTATAAATATTCATAAGTCTATCATCCACATAAATTAGATTTACGTATCAAAAATTGATGCTTGTAGACTATCTTTAGATACAATTTCAGATATGTCTTGTCACGAAGATCATAAGGGAGAAGAAGATCCTAAAAAGAAAAAGAATGTCCTCCAGAAGATCAAAGAAAATATAGATGATAAAGAGGAACAATTAGCCTTTATCTCAGTCATAGTAAGGCTTGTCGTAGTTGGGTGGAGTGGTTTTCTCGTTAGCTTAAACTACATCTCTATACCAGGCTATGCAAATGAACCCAAGGATATCACCTTCCCGGCCAGCTTGCTGACTGCCGGAATTAGTACCTTTGGCATTGAGGCATCCCGTAAGAAAGGAGATGGTATTAATAGAAAAGATAGTGCTCCAAATCTAACTAAAGCTGACTTCGAAAAGCTTATAGAAAAGGCTTCACAATCTGCTCCTACTCAGATACTTCGTATTGAACAGGCACCTATAAAGATTGTTACTGAGAATAAATCACAGTAGTATTTGTTTAACTACATTTAATTATGGAAACTGTAATTGCCAACCTTAAAAAACAACTGCTTGATCAGAGGACGGAGCTTGGTACGAATATTAAAAATAGTGAGGATACTTTAATGCGTACAAAAGAAGGTTTTCTAAAAGTCGAAGGTGCTCTTGAACTTATTAACATTATTGAGACAGAGATGGCTAAAGTAGAAAAACAGACAGATGAAGTTATTGAAGAGGTAATAGGGAGTAGCTGATGACTGAGGAATTCACACAAGGAAGATTCAAAGCTCTGGGATTAGTATCTCAATATCTTAAATCTCCTTCTCGTGAGTTACTTCTTGAATCAATTTATTGTGATGTTAAGGAAGAAGATCTTCGCTGGGTAACAGAAAGATTCCATTATTACACACTTCGATTGTTAGAAGATGTTGAAGAAAAAATTAAACATTCTAGAGAATCCAGTAATAACTGAATGAGGAAAATGTATGTACATTAGGGTTGACCTAATGAAGCATGAATTGCCCATGTTCCATACGGAAAATGATTTATTACAAAACCTTGTTGTTACCAGTCCAAAGAGTGCGAGAAAGAAATTTAGAGAGAGTATTTTTGAATCGTGGGAATGGAGATGTATGTACTGTGATGAAGTATTAACGGAGATAACAGCTACGATTGATCATATAAAACCAAAAGTAAAAGGAGGTCATTCAACTAGAAATAATATGGGTCTCTGCTGTAGTAAATGTAATTCCAGTAAGGGATCACAATTAGTGTTTGATTACTATAATAAATCTCATCCATGTTATTCAGAAGCAAGGGCTAGTAAAATAAGAGAATGGATTGATCAGCATTTTGTAGTGTGGTCATTAAAACCCGGATAAATTAATGGAAGATTTTAGAGAGAGAACACTTAATGATAGACCAGCAGCATTGGAAGCTAAATATGATCCAGATGATCCAGAAGCAACTAGACAGTATGGAGTGCCTCCAGAAGCAGATGTCTTTTTAAAAAGTTTTACAAAGAGCTTAAAAGATAAATCTATGAGAGGATCTATGGGAGGGTATAGATAATGAAAGATGCTAAAGAATTCTTAGATGATTATGATGTTGAAGGTGTCATTAGAAAAATTCAAGATGAAAGAGGTCTTGAAGCAGGAGAGAGAGCTATGAAAGGCAAGGTTGGTAGAGAGATCAATGCTCCAGAAAGAGTATCTAATTACATGTAATGGCTAGTCGTAAGGAGGCTAAGAGTAAAGCCCAGATGAGAAAAGATAAGATGAAATGTAACAAGCCCCAGAGGGCTCCGAAGGGTGCTAAACAAAAATATATAGTTAAAGCCTGTGATGATGGTAAACAAAAGATAGTAAGGTTTGGTTACAGAGGTATGCAGGATTTTCTACAACATAAAGATCCTAAACGTAGAGCAAGTTTTAAAGCTCGTCATAGGTGTTCAGAAAAGAAGGATAAACTCACTCCTGGTTGGTGGGCTTGTAACTACAATTGGTAGTTGCTAAAACTAAATTTCACGATAGTTTAGTGTCATGCAATGTTACTACTGCAAATCTGCACTAATCGAAAAAGGTTCTAATCGTCTGGATAATGACGACGACTATCGGGATACTTTTGATTTAGTTACTTATCTGGATTGTCCTAGATGTGGAGCTACAGTAGAGACTTACAGAAGGCCGATACATATTATTTCTAGATTACACACCAAGAGGGAAGCAGCATGATGAACTGTTGGCACTGTGGACCAGATGTTCAATTAATTTGGGGAGCAGACTTTAGTGGAGAAGATTATTGTAATGATGAGATTTCTATAGTTAGTAATCTTTCTTGTCCTAAATGTGGATCATATGTAGAAGTGTATTTACCAAAAGATGAATACAGACCTGATTTTGCTGAAGATTTAATAGAAAAAAATAAGAAAGAACCTATAGACACTGCTCCATGTTCTGTTGAAGATGATACACCTGTTTGTGATATCTAGATAAGAGACCAGGATCTATACCATTTAGTAAGAATGTATTTTTTACCTTTGATAGGAGGCATTGCCTCATGCATAGTTTTATAATTAGGCCAACCAAAACCATAAAGATTATTCCAGAAGACAGCCAGTCCACGTTCAGGTTTAATCTTTAAATTAAGATATTTAAAATGTGTTTCACCACCTTCTTCTACATCATTTAAATAAATCATGAATGTCCATGTTCTCTGTCCCATCCACTCAGTGTAAGTTTTATATTCTGCAGACAAAGGATGATAAGAATCCCAGTGAGCTTTATAAAATTCACCTTCCTCATATTTCTGACCCTGTATAGACTCTCCTAGAAAAGGATCTAAATCTAAGTAATGTCCTATCTTTATAGTTAGGTCAGCTCCTAACTTTGTTAGATGAGGACTAAAGTTACAAGTCATAGATGTTCTATATGGTGATATCATCACTCTGTCATCTTCATTAGAAACTGATGAAGGATGTAATTCAGTTTCCATATATTTGATAGCTTCTTCACATTCTTCTTCACTTAAAAAATTTTTCTGCAGATATATCTGTGTGAAAGGATATTTTAATTTTTCTGCTGTGTCAGGTATTTTTAGATCATAAAATTTTTTAAAATTTATAAATCTAGGTTTCTTTTTGAATTTATGTCTCTCCATTAATTCTTTTATTTCATCTTCACCACAGTCATAATATTCTTCCATATGTCTCATAATCTGTGCTTTACTTGCACCACTGATGGCTGAGATTAAGAAATCCTGTTCTGCTGCTTCAGTAATCATAGAGTCTAGAATGGTAATAGATCTAAATATGTTCGAGTGGAACCATTTGTCTTTACTTTTATTATCATCTTTTATTCGATAAATGCTAGTAGTTCCTACATGTTAAATCAGGGTTTGAAGAGAAGTGAGGATAAATTTCATACAAAATCTATGAGAAAAAATAGAGTTTATGA